AATTTTACTAATAATACAAAATATAAAAGAATTATTATTAATAATGTAGATTGTTCTAGTAATAGAACAGGATCAATTCAATTTAATGTTGGTAATGGAATTGATAATATGATTCATAATGTTATTCCATATCACGGATCACACTCAGGTGCTCACTAATGGCAGTTAAGATACGAAAAGGTGGTCAATGGGTAACTATAGTAGGTAATGGTCCAGCAGGTCCTACAGGTCCAGCAGGTCCTCCTGGAAATGATGGAGCAGACGGTGCAGATGGAAATGATGGTGCAACAGGTCCAACTGGTCCTGCTGGTCCCACAGGTGGAGATGGTCCTACAGGTCCAGACGGTCCTCCAGGTCCAGGTGGTGGAACTGGTACTCCAGGTCCAGCAGGTCCTCCTGGAAATGATGGTGCTGATGGAAGTAATGGTCCTGCTGGTGCAACTGGTCCTGCAGGTCCAACTGGTCCTGCTGGTCCTGCTGGTCCGCCAGGTCCTTCTGGTCCCCAAGGTGTTGCTGGACTAGATATTGGTGTATCACCTCCAAGTGGTCCTTCTACTGCTGGTGATTTATGGTGGGAAAGTGATACAGGACATCTATATGTCTATTATAATGATGGTAATAGTGATCAGTGGGTATCAGTTTCACAAGGTCCTGCTGGTTCTCCAGGTGGTTCTGGGACATTTCAAACTGGGGATTGGCACATGCCAATGGGATTCTAAATAGTAAATAGGAATTTAAGTTATTATGGCAGCAACAGTACACTCTGGATCCAATCAGAATTTTTCTTACACTAATAACACTGGTGGCAATGTTCGTGTCATTATTGGTCACGTTGTTTGTTCTACAGATGATTCGAGTGGTAATAGTGGAATTAAAATGAGATTTGGAGCTAGCAATTCTCCTTATGTATTTCAAGTTGCAGGTGGAACAAACCAATCTTTTGGTGGGTTTGGTAAGCATCTTACTTATATTATGTCTGATTACGCAGGAGGGCAATCTTCTGGTACAGGTGCTGCTAAAGGAATGTTTGGTTATGCAAAAAGTAATACTTGTTTTTGTGATGAGATTTGGCTTGCTGATGGAGATAGTATAAACATTCAAGCGGTAAGTGGTTCTTACCCAATTAAGACTTATAACATAGTGACAATACCAGAGAACGCATAATAATGGCAGCATTCGATTTTCCAAACAGTCCATCCCTCAATGATACCCATACAGAAAATGGGGTAATTTGGAAGTGGAATGGATACGCTTGGGATCGAGTTCCAAGTAGTGGTCCGCAAGGTGCTCCTGGTCCTACAGGTCCTAGTGGTCCTACAGGTCCATCAGGTCCTACAGGTGGAGATGGTCCTCCAGGTCCAGGTGGTCCAGGTGGTGGTACAGGTCCAGCAGGTCCTCCAGGTCCTCCTGGAAATGACGGTGCTGATGGAGGTGATGGAGGAAGTGGTCCTCCAGGTTCAGCAGGTCCTCCAGGTCCTCCTGGAAATGATGGTTCTGATGGAGGAAGTGGTCCCACAGGTCCAACTGGTCCAACTGGTCCCACAGGTCCAACAGGTCCAAGTGGAACTGGTCCTTCTGGTCCGCCAGGTCCTACAGGTCCAACTGGACCAACAGGTCCCACAGGTCCAACTGGTCCTGTTGGAGCAAGAAATTATAATATAACAAATAGTGGATCTGGTTCTTACTGTGTTGATACTGTATGTAATAATCCAACAATAAGTTTATTGAGAGGTTTAAGTTATACTTTTTCTGTAAATGCAAATGGGCATCCATTTTATATTAAGACAGCTCAAACTACTGGAACGGGTAATCAATATAATAGTGGAGTAACTAGTAATGGACAGCAATTTGGAATAATTAGTTTTACTGTTCCTGCTAATGCTCCAAGTACTCTTTATTATATTTGTCAATATCATAGTGCTATGAAAGGCACTATTTCTATATCAGATTCTGGTCCCACAGGTCCCACAGGTCCTACAGGTCCAACTGGACCTACTGGTCCAACTGGTCCTTCAGGTGGAACTGGTCCTGCTGGTCCTCCAGGTCCTCCTGGTTCTGATGGTGATGATGGAGGAAGTGGTCCTACAGGTCCTACAGGTCCCACAGGTCCTACAGGTCCAAGTGGAACTGGTCCTGCTGGTCCTCCAGGTCCTCCTGGTTCTGATGGTGGTGATGGGGGAAGTGGTCCTCCTGGTCCTCCTGGTCCTTCTGGTTCTGATGGTGATGATGGAGGAAGTGGTCCTCCAGGTCCCACAGGTCCAACTGGTCCCACAGGTCCAGGTGGAACTGGTCCAACTGGTCCAACAGGTCCAACAGGTCCTTCAGGTGGAAGTGGTCCTTCTGGTCCTCCAGGTCCAAGTGGTCCTCCAGGTCCTCCAGGTTCAGGTGGAACAGCAAATACTGATCCAGCATTTACCATATATGTAAGGAATACTCAAACAACTCCATCAACTATATCAGTTACTCTTGATACTACTGATTATGACAGTTGGTTAGTTTTCGTTACTGCTGGTGGTGGAGGAGCTGGTGGTGGTTCTTCCAGTGGAAACTCTGGTGGAGGAGGAGGCGGTGGCGGTACAGCCATTCGTAGATATGATGCTTCACAAATGGGTAGCGGTGGATGTACTTTATTTGTTGGTCAAGGTGGTGCTGCTGGATCTGGTGGAGGTAATGGATCTAATGGTCAGTATTCTCAGTTCTATCCAAACTCAAGTCAGTTTGCTACAACTGCTTATCCTGGTCAAGGTGGTAGTGGTGGTAATAATGGTGCTCTTGTTGCTGGTGGTGGAGGAGGAGTTGGATATGGTGATGTAAATTCCTTTGGTGGTGAAGGAACTCCTGGTGCTGGTGGAGAAACTGGTAGAGGTGGAGAAACTTATTGGGGTGGTGGTCACAACTGGACTCCTGGTGGTGGAGGAAGAGGTGTTCAGGGTAATGCTAATCCTATAGGAATAAATGATGGAAAACCAGGATGTATTGTAATTTTTGGATATAAGAAGAGTAAATTTACAGTTTAATTATGAGTTTTTTAGACGATTTTAAAAAAACAGATCTTCAACATCAAGCTGATGCTGATACTGTTCAAACCAATATAAGAGCTGGTATTGGAACCACTTACATAGATTTTGCTATAGTTGATAATGCTACTAGTTTAGTAGCAACTACTATAGTGGGTTATGCAGATACATCCAAAAATCCAACTTGTACTGAAATGGGATTTACTGAACATCATTTAGTTGCTATTGGTGCTACTTATCGTGGTGAATTTGCTGGTATTGCAAATCGATGCTTAGTAAGACCTGATTGGAAATATACTGATGCTGGTGGATTCTTTGATCCAGTTGATTATACAGAAGCATGGACAAAGGGTATGAGAGAAGCCAGAGATAAAAAATTATTAGAATGTGATTGGACTCAATCAACAACAGATAGTACATTATCATCCGATAAGAAATCTGAGTGGGCTACTTATAGACAGGCACTAAGAGACTTACCTGCTAACACTACAGATATTGCCAATCCTCCTTGGCCGACAAAACCCACATAGTATGCTATAATAATTGAACTAGATGAGTAACTAGATGAATGATCTGATACAAGTAATTAAAGTTCTTAATGGTTCTGACCTTAAAAAAGTAAATCAATATGTTGATACTTTAGATTTCCAAGATAATACTGTGTTTGGTAAACCTGGTGATGAGTGTCAAACCAATACTGATATTAGATCTAGTACTGGTGTATCTTTAGATGATGAACACGAAATAACTAATGTTCTTCATACTGGTATGAATAATGGATTGGATGAATATAAGAGACGAGTTCAAAAGATTCATCCGAATTTTAGTTATTATCCTGTACCTGGTGCTGTGGGAACTAGATCTTGGAGAGAAGCAATACAGATATTAGATTATAAAAAAGGACAAGAGTATAAGTTTCATCACGATTCAGCAACAGAAACTAGATTGGGTGAGTATTACAGACAGATTTCTGTTATATTATATTTAAAGGAAGCAACTAAAGGTGGTGGGACTGCATTTACACATCTATCAGTCAAACCAAAACCTGGTTATGCTCTTATATTTCCATCTAATTGGTGCTATCCTCATGCAGGTGAACCTGTAAGTGCAGGTAAAAAACGAGTTGCCGTTACGTGGTATTACGTTGAGAATATATAGATATTATGCGATACATATGATTATGAATGATGAAACTGTACAGGACATCATAGTTGATGTCTGCAAAAGAAGAATTACGTTAATTAGTAGTGAAGGTGAAACTAGATTTGTTAAGTGTGATAACACAGATCAGTTCATGGGTGTAATGGATGTTATCAAGGAACATGCTGATCCAGAATTGATTACTTATGTTGAACCAAAATTAACGACAGATAGCAAAGCTAAATAAAGTATAGAAATACCAACTGGACTAGTAGTATAAAAAGATGCCACTTAATAAGTTAGAGAATTTCATAAAGAATAGTGAGGGTCGCATTCTTTATGTTAATCCAAATGATCTTGATGCCACTGATGGAATAGAAAATCAGGGTAACTCATTAACAAAACCATTTAAGACCTTACAAAGAGCACTTATCGAATCCGCTAGATTTTCATATCTAAGGGGAAATGATAATGATTTAGTAGAGAAGACAACAATATTATTATTTCCAGGTGAACACTTAATAGATAACCGTCCAGGTTTTGGTATAAAGAATGTTAATGGAACTGCTACTGCTATTAGTCCTAGTAGTGCAGAATCAGGTGCTCAAAATACACTTACATTAACTCTCAACTCTAACTTTGATTTAACACAAGAAGATAATATACTTTATAAGTTTAATAGTACAGAAGGTGGTGTTATAGTTCCTAGAGGAACTTCTATTGTTGGATTAGATTTAAGAAAAACAAAGGTTCGTCCTAAGTATGTTCCAAACCCAACTGATTCTAATGTAAAGTCTACTGCTATTTTTAGGGTTACTGGTGCTTGTTATTTCTGGCAGTTCTCTATCTTTGATGGGGATGAAGCTACAACAGTATATACAGATCCTACTAACTTTGATAGTAGTAATAGATCTAAACCAGTATTCTCTCACCATAAAGTAACTTGTTTTGAATATGCTGATGGTGTTAATAAGTTAGATAAGTTTGGTGGATTAACTGATTTAGATGTTTACTATAGTAAGTTATCTAATGCTTATAACAGAGCATCAATCAGAGATATTGATGAGAAGTTTCCTAGTACTCCAGGTGGATTTGCAAAACAAAGACCTGAGTATGAAATTGTAGGTGCTTTCTCAGCAGACCGTCTTCAGGTTACAAGTATTATTTCAGGTGATGGTGCAACACCAGGACAAGTTGTTACTGTAACAACAGGAGTTCCGCATGAATTAACTGGTGGTACACCAATTAAGATTGAAGGTGTTAATGAATTAACATATAACATTTCAACTAAAGTTAATAGTGTTTTAAATGAAAATCAATTTACATACTTACTTCCATATGTTCCACCTAACCTAAAGGCAGGTCCTGCTGGTGGACTAAGTGCTGGTAATGCAGAAGTTAGTATTGAAGTTGATACTGTTACTGGTGCATCTCCTTATATCTTTAACTGTTCTTTAAGATCAGTTTATGGTATGCAAGGTATGAACGCTGATGGTGCAAAAGCAACTGGATTTAGATCTATGGTTGTTGCCCAGTTTACTGGTATATCACTACAGAAAGATGATCGTGCATTTGTAAAATATAATCCTAGTAGTAGATCTTATGATGGTATTAGTTATCAGAAACAAACTGGTGAGTTACTGTCATCCGAATCATCATCTTTAAATGCTGCTACTGTCTATCATTTAGATAAAGATGCTGTCTATAGAGATGATTTCAAGACTGCACATATTACAATTCAGAACGATGCAATCTTACAGATCGTTTCTGTTTTCGCTATTGGTTATCATATTCACTTCTTAGGTAAATCTGGTGGTGACGCATCAATTACAAACTCTAACTCTAACTTCGGTCAGTTTGCTCTTACTGCTGATGGATTTAAGAAAGAAGCATTTGATAAGGATAATAAAGGATATATTACTTCAATTGTCGCACCGAAGGCAGTTGATAGTGAAGAAGCTAATATTGAATTGAATCAGCTTGATAAGTCTGTAAACCAAACTGCTAATAGTAGGAATAGACTTTACTTATTGGGACAAACCAATGTAAACCTTGTTCCATCTGAAATTGCACAGGGATATAGAATCGGTGCAAGAAAAGATGAAAAGATTTATGTAGACTTAGCAAATGGAAGCACAGTTAAGGCTACTATTGCTATGTCTAAACAGGTTGGTAGTACAACCGAAACTTGTGAATATTTGGTAGGTAATGTAGCAGATCATACTGTTGTTACTTCAGAGAAATTATATGAAGGTGTTCATAATGACACCACTCAGGGAAGTGCAAATATAATACACCAGATAACACTATCACAACCAAATGGTCAGATACATGATTTAAACAATGGTGAATCTATCCGAATAATTGCAGAAGATGGTGATTTGCCAGAAGGTTTAGATCCTCATAGAACTTATTATGCAATTACTAAGGATAAGAACCTTATTGGTGGTATTGGTAGGCAAGATGGTGTTAGTTTAGATGATTATCAAATTCAAATTGCATCATCAAAAACTAACGCTGAGAGAACAACTCCAGTTTATATTAAAACTATTTCTAATCCTGCTGCTGGCAAATTAAAGGTTATTAGTAGAGTTTCTGATAAGAAACCAGGTGAATTTGGTCACCCAATGCAGTATGATTCTACTTTGAATAATTGGTTCATTCATGTTAGTTCCATAACTGCTGGTAAGTATCAGAATGATATACAAAATAATTGGGCAAACTTAGATGATGGTGATGAGGATATCCCATATATCCAAAGACAGAATGATAATAGAAGTTTAGATGATAAACTATTTAAAGTTAGATATGTAATTCCAAAAGAATTGGATAATGCAAGAGATCCTAATGATAGTTTCATTATTCAAGATTCTAGTTCTACTAATGTAAGAGGACTTGCAGACTTTACTAGAACTTCTATTGGATCAACTGATTATGATTACAATAGAAATACAAGATTCATTTCTTATCTTGATTATAATAGCACTACTAAGATAGTTACTATCAGAGCAGATAAGTCTCACACTTTAAATGCTGGAGAGCAGATAATTGTTAAAAATATAACTTGTACTGTTAATAGTAATGGTGCATTTGATAAAGGATATAATGGAACATTCCTTGTTAATAGTGTTTTAAATGATAAAACATTCACTTATAAGACAACGGATATCTTAGGTAATGTTCATAATGTAGGAACTTATAGTAATGATACTCACACTAGGACTACTGCATTACCTAGATTTGAAAGGAATAATAACCAAGAGAATCTATTCATCTATAGATCTGAAACAATAAATCCATATGTTGAAGGAGCACAAGATGGTGTTTTCCACTTATACATTCTGAATGGTAATAACACTATAGAAGAAGAATTTGCTAAAGGTAGGTACAATCAGAATGTTGTTAATCTTTATCCTGAATTGGATAGAGATAATGTTGATGACAACCCACAACAGGCAAATAGTTATGCTAAGAGATTCCCTATTGGTGATGTAGTTACTAATGATCTTAAGAAGAGTATCACTAGAGAAACTGCCAATAAACTAATTAATACTTTTGGTGTTGCTAATACAGTTAGCACAGTAGCTGATAACACTACTTCTGCTGTTCTAACACTTACAAAGGAACATGATCTAGGTGGTTTGAAGTATGGTGGAACATTATCAGGTGGTGGTGGACATACTGATGGAACTTACTATAACGTAAAATTATTTGATGATGCTTCTGCTCCTGCTTCTGCTGTATGGAAAGGTGCTACTGCTAAAGTTGTTGTTAGTGGTGGAGCAGTTACCGAATAT